GCCAAAGATGACCTCGATGAGAAGGTGCGGGCGGTGTGCTTCGACCCAGGGTTTCTTGACAGCCATGAATGCTCCATTGGTGCGTATGGCCTATTGTATCACAAGGACTAACCTGCGTGTTTACCCTACGACGACTGACCAGGTTCCCAGGGACCATCACCATTGCCTTGAATGTCGTTAGACTTGCACATGAGCCAGTTGTAGAGCGGATAGAGAGGGCCACCAGCCCAGTCAAACCATTCCATGGGGCGCGACACGAGGTCGCCGCACCAATAGAAAGCCCATGCGGCTGCCCATCTCATCGCTTCGGTGCTCCCGTCTTGAAGACGCCAGTGCCAAGGCCCACCTCATAGTCATCGCCGTTCACCACACCGTTCACGTCAGTGATGGTTGCCGGGTCAGGCTTCACTAGACCGAGAGACGAGAGGGTGATGGCCTCTGGCTCTTCGTACACCTTTGGATAAGACTGGCCGGCAAGCGCAGTGGTGGCGTAGAACGACAGCATGTCGCTGTTCGGGGGTGGCGACGCTTGTACCTCAGTGTCAGTCTCAGCGATGTAGAACGGAAGAACCTTGCTATCCGCCGGGTTCGCGATCTGCACCTCTGTTCCCTCAATAACAAGATCCTCGGCGCTTGGTGTCGGCGCAGCTGGTGTCGGCTCGAGAATCTCGTACAGCGGGGAAGGGGGCGCATCAGCCACCGGCTTGAAGGTCTCAGCTGGCTGGCGTGGCTCGTATCCGGCAAGGGTGAGTGTCTCGTCAGTGGCACCAAGATCGATCAGATCCTGACGAGTGTATGTCCGAGTTTGAGACGTGTCTGGATAATTGTCTGGCTCATGCGCCTCGGCTATCTCGGCAGCAGCTTCTCTGTTTGGCTGCAGGGCCGTTACCAGCGGAGCAAAGGCGACGGCCTCCTCGGGTGTTGGGCCACGAACGACCGGCTCGTTGAACACATCTTGCGCGATCTTGATGCGCCTGTTCAGCTGCTCTTCAGCAAAGAGGTCGGCGTCGGCCACGCTTGTGTCCTTGTGCATCCGACGCTGGTGAAGCAGGAAGTTGCCGGCAATGATCAGGAACACCGCGAGTGGATCGAACACGAAGATGATCATGAGAATCACCCACTTGACGGCTTCCTCAACCGAGATGTTGAACGCCTTTGCGATGTACAGGATTGGGCCCGCCTTCGCTTCGACACCGATCTGGGTGATCTGCATCTCGGGCAGCTGCTTGCTGATCTCCATCAGTCGAGCGGTAACCTGTCGCTGCTCTTCCTTGAACTGGTTCATCAAGCGAATCTTCTGGTTCGCGGAATAGCGATCGGGAATGGCCGCGATGCCAGCGTCGATCTGCTTCTTTCGCTCCTCAAGCTTTGCCTGCTCGGTCTTCAGCACGTCAACCTTGAGGCTGACCTCCTGCGTGCCCATGATGGCCTTCTGGAACTCACCGCTCAAGAATGAGGCAGCCCCCGCAGACGTGATGATCATCGTGATCACGGACGCCGCCAAGGCGTAGGCCTTCATGATCTTGCCTAGCTTGTTCCAGTAGGTGTAGAGCAGCGTGACTACAACGATCTTGCCAAGGTCGAGAGCCACCGCAAGAGCGATGATGATCGGGTTGGCCCCGAACAGCGTGCTTAGGCCGATGACGGAAACGTAGGTGCCCAGACCCTCGATGAGGAAGGCTGCAAGGAAGGTAAGGGCAATGAAGAACATGTCAGAGAGCTTGAGATTGGCAGGAGGCGCGATCGTTGGTCACCGCGAGAACCTTGGAATCATCGGTCTTCCAGACCTTCTCGTCATCCACCTTGACAGCTTCCATCCACATCAGCGACTCGATGAGGATGAAGTCACCTGGCACCACCTGGGTATCCGGACCTGCAGCAATGACCTCACCCCAGCGTGCCACCTTCTGGGTGGTGTTGGTGCGAGGAATGATGATGCTGCTGAGGGTGGACTCGGTGAAAGCGCCCTTGGAACCGGCGGTCTCGTCGAGAAACTTGAACATCACGTTGTTGCGAAGGGGCTTGAGAATCATGCTGGGTCTCCGTTATGAAAGTGCTTTGCGTCGTACCAGCGATGCTGGTTGGTGACGGGGTTGAAGTAGCTCTCGCTTGTGTGGCACACCGTCGCGATGATGGAGCACCAGTGATCAGACGGAATTGTCACATCAAGGATCACGTTGTCCTCGTGATACTCTGAGCTCGCCGTTGGATAGTCCATCGGCGCGTAACGCAGCTTCAGGATGCGAACATCACCGTTCGGCAGGCGCGTGAAGAAGAGGTTGTTGGCTTGGTGAAACATGGGCTGGTAGGTTGGGAGCGGAAACGTTTCTTGCTTGGCGCGCCTTATGCAGGGGCAGTCACCCCACGGGCCGATGCAGAAGCAGAAGCAGGTGCTCATTGTCAGATTGTATCAAAACTGAGGGCCCGTTGCTAGGCCCTTCAGGTTACTTGCGCTTGAGCTGCTTGCCAGCGGTGGACGACGTTCGAGCTGCCTCTGCGCCAACCGCCAGCATCTCGCTGAGCTCAAGGTCGGGCACCACATCAGTCTTGACGCCGTCTTTGGCGTCGATAGCGAGCTTTCGCTGTTCAACGGTCTTTGGCTTTGGAGCGGCTGCCAGCTGTGACTTGATAGCAAGCAGCTCGAAGTCAATGAGATCGCCCTTGGCGCTGCGGATGAAACGTGACATTGTTGAAGTCTCCGGGTACTGGGGACGCCTGTTGCGGCGTGTCGTATTTATACTTGCCCGCCCATCAACGAGTTCACGCAAACTGACTGGTCACATCTTCCACAGGTTGCTCGAAGTAGAAGACCTGGGCACGGTCAAACACGCGGCAGAACCGCGTTTCGCTGCCGT